CATCAACGGTACTAAGCAGCTAGAGCGGATGACCGACGAAGACCTGTTGAAGATTGCGGGTAAAGATCTCGACTACCTTGAACCTAAGAGTGATTAATTATGATGAAGCCAAAGAAAAAGGCGGCACCTAAGCGCAAGCCAGCTGCGAAACCCGCGAAGAAAAAGGTTTATAAGCCTTACTAAAATATGACTGAAGTCACGAAGATCGAATGCATACGCTGCAAAGCGTCGCATCCCGAGACGCTGTACTCGGGAGATGATCGACTCTGTGTGTATTGCAAAGCGGACATCGCGGAGCAAGAACCGCTACCCGCGACCCCCGAGCCCGTCGCTGCAGCTGAAGAAACACTAGAAGAAAAAGCGCGCGCGGAGCTCGCCTTACGGTTCCTGACTCGTAAAAGGCTGCTCCCCTTCGTGGAGCGGTTTAACCCAGATTACCAAGCAGGCTGGGTCCATAAAGATATTTGTAAACGACTGGAGGAGTTCTCTAGAGATGTTACCGAAAAGAAGTCTCCCCGACTTATGCTCTTCATGCCTCCGCGGCATGGTAAAAGCACTCTTGCATCTGTGGCATTCCCAGCGTGGCACCTGGGCCGAAACCCTCAACACGAATTCATTAGCTGCTCTTACTCGGGCTCGCTCGCTATGGGCTTCAGCCGTAAAGTTCGCGGCCTACTACGCGAAGAAGGGTTTAAGTCGGCTTTCAAAACTCGCCTTGATCCGCAGTCTCAGTCAGCCGAGGCTTGGCTTACCACTAGCGGTGGTGGTTATGTTGCTGCTGGTGTGGGTGGCGGTATCACTGGTAAAGGCGCTCATATCCTTGTTATCGATGATCCTGTAAAGAACCGTGACGACGCTGAATCATCAAATGCTCGTGACTCAGCTTGGGACTGGTATACGTCGACTGCGTACACCCGTCTCGCTCCTGGTGGTGGCGTGCTCGTTATTCTCACCCGTTGGCATGACGATGATCTTGCGGGACGCTTACTTAAAGCAGCAGCGGACAACGGAGAACAGTGGGAAGTTGTTAACTACCCTGCACGAGCCGAAGTTGATGAAGAGTTCCGCAAGCAGGGAGAAGCCCTGCACCGCGAACGATATGACGAAGACGCGCTTGCGCGGATAGAGAAAGCGGTTGGCCCGCGAGACTGGTCAGCGCTGTACCAGCAGAACCCCGTTGCTGATGATGGTGAGTACTTCACCCGCGACATGATCAATTACTTCGATTACGAGGACATTGATGAGGACCGCATGAAGTTCTACTGCGCGTGGGACTTGGCGATCGGTAAGAACGACAGGAACGACTACACCGTCGGCATCGTTGTAGGTGTTGACGAGTACGATCAGCTGTTCGTGATGGACATGGTCCGTGGCCGGTTTGATGGTTTCGAGTTGGTCGAACAGATCCTAGATATGTATGAGCTCTGGAAGCCATCGATCATAGGTATAGAGAAAGGACACATCGAGATGGCCCTCGGGCCGTTCCTCGAGAAACGTGTTCGTGAGCGTGGGCTCTACGAAGCGTACTTTAAAGACCTCAAGACGGGGCGACGGGATAAAGAAGCCCGTGCAAGAGCGATCCAGGGTCGGATGCAGCAAGGCATGGTATTCATGCCAAGAGATGAAGAATTTACCGGCCCTCTGGTAGCAGAGTTATTGCGCTTCCCGAACGGGGTACACGACGACCAGGTAGACGCCCTGGCTTGGATTGGTTTGATGATGACTGAGTTCAGCACCTTTGTTGAAAAAGTCGAATACATACCGAGCTGGCGCGACAAGTTGCCTGGATTACTGAAAGGCGAACGCACGAAATCACCTATGAGCGCATAACATGTTAAAGACTAAGAAGATGGACCCTGCAAAGGAAGAGGAAATTACACGGACCCAGTGGGCTCGATATGAGCGCGCTCGGGACAACGGCCACCTAGACTACGTAGACATGGCACTCAAATGTGACGAGTACTACCAGGGTGATCAGTGGGATGAAGACGACGCAGCAGCACTCGAGAACGAAGGTCGCCCTGCTCTAACGATCAACACCATTCTTCCTACTATTAACACCATTCTAGGTGAGCAGTCATCGCGTCGCGCGGACGTTAAGTTCAAACCACGAAGAGGTGGTGATGAAGAGGTAGCGCACACGCTGACTAAGTTGTACATGCAGATATCCGACAGCAATAAGCTGGACTGGGTTGAGCAGCAGGTGTTCTCTGATGGTTTGATTATGGATGGTCGCGGATATTTTGACGTTCGCATGGACTTCAGCGATCACGTTGAAGGTGAGATCCGAATCACGGCCAAAGACCCGTTAGACATACTCATCGACCCCGATGCAAAAGACGCAGACCCTAAGACTTGGAACGAGGTGTTTGAGTCTAAGTGGATGACCCTCGATGAGATCGAGGAGCTGTACGGTGCAGACAAAGCCGAGCGCCTGTTGTTCGTTGCCGAGAATGGCATGAGTTTTGGTCCTGACTCTGTGGAGTATCAGGAGACTCGATTCGGTGATACCGAAGACAACGACGACTACTTCGGAGCCGGTGTCCCTGGTGATGAGGAGTACCGCAACGTTAAGTCTTTGCGCGTCGTTGAGCGGCAGCACAAGAAGCTGGTCCGCGCATCGTTCTTCGTAGACAAGAACACCGGTGATCAGAGAGAGTGCCCCTCCCAGTGGAGCGAAGCGAAGTGTAAGAAGTTCGCGAAGAAGTACGACATGGAGATGGTATCAAGAGTCGTGCGCCGCGTTCGTTGGACCGTGACCTGTGATCAGGTTGTGTTGCACGATAACTGGTCCCCATATAACGACTTTACCGTTATCCCCTTCTTCTGTTACTTCCGAAGAGGTAGACCTTTCGGCGTGGTGCGTAACCTACTGTCTCCGCAGGAGCAGCTGAACAAGATCGCGAGCCAGGAACTCCACATCGTAAACACCACCGCGAACAGCGGATGGATGGTTGAGAGTGGATCACTGGTTGGTATGACAGCTGACGACCTCGAGGAGCACGGTGCAGAGACAGGTCTCGTCCTTGAGTACGCTCGAGGGACTCAGGCTCCAACGAAGATCCAACCAAACCAGATACCAACAGGTCTAGATCGGATTGCTCAGAAAGCAGCCGTCAACATTAAGACTATTTCTGGTATCAACGACTCAATGATGGGTACGGACAGCGCGGAAGTATCCGGCGTTGCCATCCAGGCTAAGCAGAACCGTGGCGCAGTTATGATTCAGGTGCCTCTGGATAACCTGGCTAAGAGTCGACAGTACCTAGCAGAGAAGATTCTTAACCTGATTCAAACCTTCTACACCGAGCAGCGCGTTATCCAGGTGACTAACGACGAAGATCCGATGCAGCCACGCGAGCCTATGGTCTTAAACATGGAGACTCCCGAGGGCGACATCATCAACAACCTGACGCTTGGTGAATACGACGTGATTGTTGCGTCTGCACCCGCCAGAGACAGCTTCGATGAGACGCAGTTCGCTGAAGCGCTCAGTCTCAGACAAGCCGGTGTTGCTATCCCTGACGATGCGATCGTTGGCTACAGCCATCTCCTCAAGAAGGAAGAGTTGGCCAAGCGCATTCGCATAATGACTGGTCAAGAGCCTCCATCTCCAGAGAAGGCGCAGGTCATGCAGCAACAGCAGATGCTGGCGATGCAGAACTTGCAGCTTGAGACCATGAAGCTCCAAGCAGAAGTCGAGAAGCTCCAGTCAGAAACCTCGGTCAACGTTGCGAAGATACAAGAAGTGGCCGAAGTAAGCCCGCAGGTACGAATGGCTGAGCTGCAGGCGAAGATTCAGATGAATCAGGAGCAGTTACAGTTGCGTCGTGAACTTTCAGCGGCAACTAACGACATCAGAGTAGGACAAAGTGAAACATCCGCTGCGACGAAGATAGCTACGACAGCTATGCAGCAATCTAGAACTCAAAACAACCAGCAATAGGACATTGATATGAGTAATGAAGAAGACACAGCAGTAGAGCAGAAAGAAATATCGTTTGATTACATGCCAGGAGCCGATCGTCCAGAGGATGAGGACGCCCCTGCCCTGGATTTAAGCTTTGAAACCCCTGAGCCAGAGCCTGAAGTGGCCGAGGAAACAGAAGAAGTAGTAGCTGAGGCTGAAGAAGCCGAGGAAGAGGAGCCAGTTGCTGAGGAAGAGGTAGCAGAAGAGGTAGAAGAGCCTGAAGCGGAGCTCGAAGAGGCCGAAGAGCCTGAAGAAGCGCCTGTAGTCGCCGAAAAACCGGCGAAAAAAACGATGGTTCCAAAGGCTCGACTGGATGAAGTGCTAGCAAAGCAGAAAGCGCTCCAAAAACAGCTCGATGAAATCAATGCAGCGAACGAAAAATCGGCTGAAGCGCCTGATGCTTACGATTTTGACGCAAAAGAAGTCGAATACCAGAACATGGTGCTTGATGGAGAGACCGATAAAGCGGTAGCGCTGCGTCGAGAGATCCGAAAAGCCGAGCGCGAGCAGCTTGAGTTTGAAATGCGTCAAGAAATGAACCAAACGGTCACTCAAGACCGCCAGATGACTGCTCTTCAGCAGGCTGCGAACGCGATGGAAGATGCTTACCCCATTTTCGACCGTAATTCTGAAGTCTACAACGAAGATGTTACAAACGAAGTCGTCGAATTGCGCGATGCATTCATGATGAAGGGCTACGAAGCGGTTGACGCCTTATCAAAAGCCGTCAAGTACGTTGTAAAAGACCATGATTTGGACCAAACGCAAGAAAGTGCGCCAAGTCTGGCTGGCCAAGCGCAGAAAACTGACGAAGTTGCGCGAAAAAGAGCCCAGGTCACAAGGAAACTGCGGGTCGCAGACTCACAACCACCAGAATTGCCAGGTGAAAGCTCCTCTAATCACGGCGAAAAAGGTGTTGACCTTAGTACGTTGACTGAAGATGAGTTCGCCGCCCTACCAGAGGCTACTTTGAAGCGCCTAAGAGGCGACATTTTATAACGAGGTGACAAATGCCAGCCAAAAAAGACCCACGGTTAGCCCGAGCAGGAGTGTCGGGCTTTAACAAACCTAAAAGGACGCCCTCGCACCCTAAAAAGTCGCACATTGTGGTGGCTAAAGAAGGTGACAAGATTAAAACCATCCGATTTGGCGAGCAAGGCGCGTCTACTGCGGGTAAACCCAAGGCTGGTGAAGGCGACAAGATGCGTAAGAAGCGTGCGAGCTTCAAAGCACGGCATGCAAAGAACATATCCAAGGGCAAAATGAGCGCGGCCTATTGGGCAAATCGCGTTAAGTGGTGATCTGATGGCTAGATCGAACGAAGCACTCTGGAAACGTATTGTTGCCCGTGTAAAAGCGGGCTCGAAAGGTGGTAAAGCGGGCCAATGGAGCGCGCGCAAAGCACAACTAGCCACGCAGCGTTACAAAAAAGCAGGAGGTAAATACAGCGGTGCTAAGACCAAGGCGCAGAAGTCGCTCTCAAAGTGGACCAAAGAGAAATGGGGAACTAAGAGCGGGAAGAACAGCACACAGGGTAGCAAAGCTTCCGGCGAGCGGTACTTACCGAAAAAAGCCCGAGAAGCCTTGAGCAAGAAAGAGTATGCAAAAACCAGCGCAAAGAAGCGCCGAGATACTAAGGCCGGTAAACAATTTAGTTCGCAACCTAAAAAGATTGCGAAGAAAACATCACGTCACAGGTGACCTAAATGGCCGAATTATCTGAAGACACAGCGGTAACAATCCCGCTGAGGAATCTGGTTGCAATGATTGCATTTACATCAGTATCTACAATGGCGTACTTCTCTGTACAAGAGCGGTTAAACACCCTTGAGCATGCCTTAGACAAAACTCAGATGGACATAGGGGCCAACTCCGAGTTTCGTATTAAATGGCCCAGAGGCGAATTGGGAGCGCTCCCTGCTGACGCGCGCCAAGACATGCTGATTGAATACACAGCCGGTCTTGTTGATAAACAAATAACTAAAAGTGAAGAACTCTTAGATGACATACATAACCTCAAGTTAAGGCTTGCCACCCTAGAAAAAGGTATAAGCCCAGAATGAGATAGTAGTTGCATTGTTATATTAGCTATACTAATATTCTACATACGTCCATCACAACGATATGTGTTCGGCCCGTAGCCGTAAAAAACGTATTCGCCTACACAAGGCGTTAAACCTGTCGAGGTCGCACCTCGTTAATAAGCGCTAGTTCGTTATCCCACGATACGGGAATACGGATTAGCCGCTCCTTTAAGTCGGCTGATGAGGCGGCGTGTGCCGCATAAATTATATTGTCTACTTAATGGAGGCCATCATGGCTTTAACTAATTTCGGCACCTTAACTGGTGACCAGCTCCAAATGTGGAGCCGCGACTTCTGGAAAGTTGCTCGCAACCAATCTTTCATCAACCAGTTCGCTGGTACAGGTTCTAACGCAATGGTTCAGCGAGTAACTGAGCTGACTAAGAACCAGAAAGGCACAAAAGCAAACATCACTTTGCTCGCTGATATGACTGGCGACGGTATCACTGGTGACAACACTCTCGAAGGGAACGAAGAAGCCCTCCGCGCGTTTGACATCACCATTGAGCTTGACCAGCTTCGTTTTGCTAACCGCATCGCGGGACGCATGACTGATCAGAAGACAGTTGTTAACTTCCGTGAGCAGTCTCGCGACGCACTTGCTTATGCAA